CCTTTAATAATAACTACAAACCTGGGAACAGTGTTGTGCTCAAAGAACTGTAGCAAATAGTTTCTGATGTTAATATTTGCCAGTACGTGTGCGGACGCCGGCAACGTATCTGAGATACCATAATAAATAGTAGCCGGATGGTGTTTCTGTATCCAAATAACCTCTGAAGCTGATTTTGCAAAATTAGACGTTGATTCCCCTGTCTCATAATCAATCATATTCCAGTCTGCGTCCGCGAACTCCTCATCATCCAGAGTCGGATCGTAGGGGAGGGGATTGTCTGTAACGGCAGATGTTTGGGCCGAAGACATTACTTTCTGACCAAATGGCTGAAAGTGTACTTTTTCTTGCCCCTGCCGTTCAATAAATCCCTCCCATCCCCGAAGTGGTTTAATACGAGCAGCGGGAATATGGTCAATTTTCTTAATTTGCTTGTCTACGCCTCTAATAACTTCAATAGCAGCCCAACCTATACTCTCTAAGTCCAAGGCGGCCCTATACAGTACGGATTGGAAGCCATAATTCTCGTTACACAAAGAGATAAACAATTCTACTATTTCGACTTCCGCCCTAACCGCATCCATGTCCAAAGCATCTTTGTCCTCATTGTCATGCTTAGCGGGGGTAATTTTTACAGGCTTCAAAGGCTCAAGCCTGTAACCTCTGCCCACGGAATCCAATGCTTTAGTCTTTACCACCTGATGAACAACTTCGTCCATCTGCATAAACGTCAACAGCAACTGAGGATCGTACGGCGGACTAACTTCTTTTTCCAAGCTCCTACTACCGGCAATAATTTGACGTGAGCCGTCCACTGCTTTAGCAACATCCAACGCTGTCTCAACGTCAAGTAGTTCCTCGTGTCTTTCGACTATCTCCGTAGGAGTGCCCACCAGATCTGTATTTACATACTTTTTAATTAGATCAGTTTTCCCGATCATCTGAGGGGTGTCTTCATCCGTAATAAAATACTCCGTTATTACGTTTTCACCCTCTTCCTCCCCGTCTACGGGCATAATCAAATCTTCTTCCGAGACAGGAAGTGGCGGCATCACGGTTTCTGTCATTTTTGTCTCCTATGTGTGCAAGCACTTGCACTAACCAATTACTGCTTCGATTTCGTCTGAATCCATCAACTCCGCTGCCAACATATCATATGTATCGCAGTGTCGTTGATGGTCTTTGCCTTTTGTCCATGCATACTTACGACGTTTGCGGGCATCCTCTATTGCTTCCCTTACTGGCATACACATTTCAGAATCATACTCTCCTCGAAGAATGGCAGCATGGTTAACGGGTAATAAGCATTTTTTTCGTTTTAACTTACCGTATGACTTATCAAGTGCCTCCGTTCTATCAATATTGATAAGCATATCATTCTCATTCATCACAATACCTGTAGCCACTCCCTCAGTTTGCTTGTATTTACACATCCACACTTGTGTGTCCTCACACGTGCTCTGTATTTCCCTTGAAAGAGCTGTTTCGGGTTCTGCATCAATCACAGCTATCTGTACGTTGTACCTATCCATGATGTCGTATAACTCATCTACTTGTTTTACTTTACCCATATACATTGCTACTCTCAGTCCTCTATTTGTAACATATGACACCTTAACATCAAAGTTGTGCGACCCTACGTCGATACCCATACTACATGGCCCAGGATGCTGATCTCCTTCAATGTGCCCACAGTCATCTTGAATTATGAACTTGAACTTCTCCTCAAACGCACATTTATCTAGTAAATCTACACTAACCTTGTTACCGGCGGCGGCGAAGGGTAACCCTAAGAACGAATTATAGAACTGTTGTAAGAGGATAGGATCATCAAGGGCTTTGCGGAAGACTCCCCACATCTCAGAAACATCATTAATGAGACTGCACAGCATTGATAAATGAAAACCATCATTAGGATGTTCTGGTAACTTAGGTATCCATCGCCCATTATTGCTACTCCTATTTAAAATCCCACCGCAACGAGTACAGATCATGTGGATATCACGTTGTATCCCCACTCTCCATTCTTCATCACGTAGCTGGTAGTCAACTACATTACCTTGTTTATCTGCCACAGCACGTACGACGGTGCTAAACCAATCTGCCTCACAGTGATACCCACATGATAAACATGGGATATACCATTCCTTTTGTTTGGACTCTTGGAAAAAAGCATTAATGCCCTTACCAGGTTCACGTGGATTCCCTAGATACCGCTCCAGTTGGTATGGTGACGCCCGTAACCTATCCTTACCATATGGAATATTTTCTTGATTGCACTCATCTACTTCCTCAATGACCAACGCATCTGCTGGGTGTTCTTTGAATGCCTCATAAACATTACTACCCACATACTTCATAGTCCCTTTGCCGAAAGACTTCAATGCAATAGAATCAAAAGAACCCTCACTCATTAACTCCTTGTACCTATCCACATTTTCAACGCATTTATTTATTCTATTTTGTACGTAAGTGGTTCGAGATTCAATCTTAGGCACTACGAAAAAAACGGCCAACCCGCAATAAGCCATTGCAAGATGATCCGTAATCACCCATTCACTGTTATGTGTAACTACATAATCATCCATAACATACAGACGTGCTTTATCGTCTAGTGCGATACACTGAACTTCCTCTTCTCGTGAGTAGTCACAAGATACAATTTTTGCACCTAATGTTTTCTTACGTCTATGTGTTTTAGATACGTTTGCTTTCTTCCGACTAAGTCGAAAACAATCTCGGGGGTGTGGCATTGACAAAGTAAGAGTATATGCATCTCTACATGGTATCTTAAATCCAAACTCCACGTAATACGAATTACGTTTCGTTATTTTGGCCACTCCCCCTAAAGACCACACCACTTCTTGAATATCTTTAATCAATCTTTCCGACGCCAAGCAAATGTAAATACCGCCTTCCGATGTGGCAGACCTGTCTGTGTCCAATAACCCTTGAAGTAAAGCCATTCGCTGTTTAACTGTTCCTTCTTTATATTCTTTTGGAATAAACTTTGTGTGACTGTATGTGCCAAGCAAACCCATTTCTTGGAATAAATCTTTTAGTAACCTCGCTCCTCTTCCTTTAGAGTTACTCTCCTGTTTGAAGAAATAATTGTATGTATCCGCATCTCGCCCCACTGCAATACCAAACTGTGATACATACGAACTAATCCAGTTAACTAACTCAGCGTCTGTAGAGGAGAATCGTAGATTCCTATCATGTATTTCGCCATCTCCGAGCATAGACCCTACAAAATAAGGATCTAATGTAAGGTGTTTTTTGGGTTTTTCCACGGGCTCTGGAACAGGAACAGTAAATCGTTGTTTCCCCGTTCGTGTTAACCCCATAATCTGCTTAGTCGTAAGTACCTCAAACTTGCTTGCCAAATTCCATTGTAAGCTTTTCCTACCAGTAGACATACTCTTACGTTGCTTACCCCTAAGTACTTTCCAAAGATGATCAGCAGACGTCTCAACCTCCCTGCCGTCGTCCAAAATAAACTTGTATACTTTTTGAACTCCTCGGGGCTGTACTTGCACAATAGAGGCATTTTTCCCGTTAGCCGTGGAAACTATGTCTCCTGCTTTTAGCTCTCCCATTGTACTCCACCCTCCGGGAGTATGTACAAGGCTACTAAGAGGAGCCGCTTTCATTGACTGAACCGACCCTTGTAAAACAATTACCCTCGACTCGCTTTCATACAAAGCTCGAATATGTGGATAATTATCAAAATTTAACGACTCTCCTCGGGTGTTCACGTGGTGCTTAGTAGCGAACTCTAGCCGTGCTGTAGCTACTTCTGCTAACTTAGTTATACGTAACAGCTCTCTGTCTTCTGTAGCACTAAACGTAGGGGCAATGTCAACTGTCGACGTCATCTTTATTCGCCAGTAATAAGGGGGTTGCCAACTCTTCTTCCGTTGGACCAGGGAGCATTGGTCGTTGCTCTACCATATCAAGAATGGTCTGCAACATTTGCTCTCTTGTTTTGGGAGAATTATTTTCTCTTGCTCGCATTTCCTCGGGCCGAGTATCATTAACGCTGTAATGAATCTCCCTCACTGCATTAGGCAGTACTCCTGTATCCCGTAACATTCCGAATGAGCTTCTCTCCGCTTCCATTGCTAACTTTAGCATTCGGTGCTTTGCCATCCTATCGGGCTTACCATCTTTTTCCATCTTACCCGAAGGGCCTACTTTCATTACGTCTAGGTCTATTTGGTGTACTTCAGCAATAGCCACGTCTCTGACTACATTCATGAACCTCAACGAATCCAGCAATAGCTCCTCACGGGGTCTGTCATGAAATCGTGCTTTAAAATCCGCCTCATACTGATTTAACCACCTATACACTGT